TAACAAAGGTATAAATCCCTTTAATTTTTTCGTCTATATTTGATAAGAAACCTTTAACATTTTCAAATACATTTTCTGCTTGTCCTACAATAAATTCATATGCTTTCTTTATCTGGGGACCAAATATTGCTGCGACTCCAACTACAACTGCCGCAACAATTCCAATAATACCTAGTTTACCAATACCTCCCCCACTTGTACCTTTACCAAGTCCCTTAATCTGTCCAACAATATTTCCAATCGATGCTCTCAAACTTTTAGCAGCCATGAAACCTTCTACCAGAAGGTTTTTAAGCGAAACAATTGCTGATCTAATTGCTTTAGTATTTTTCTTACCACTAAAGAAGTTTAGATAGTCGAGACCAGATGCTTTACCAAAACGACTCTTCGATTGAGGATTTGCTTCAACTAAACTTGGTTTGGAACTAGCAGGCGCAAGCACTCTACGCTTAGATGCAAAAACTGAACTAGCAGTTCCACCTCTAATAAAGTTTTTTGCTCTTACTCCCGATGGTCTCATTTAGATGCCTTGCTGTTGAATTCGTGTATTCTCTTCTTCAACATATTGATTTAACAATCCAAGATATATATCTCTCTCCCATGGCATCATATTTTCAATCTCTGTTAAACTATATTTATGATGCTGCATGAGAGAAAAATTAACCTTATAGTATGACTCAAGATCAATATGTGCCATGATTAACCGAAAAAACTTTGTAACCCCTCCAATACAACTTCACTTTCAATCTTTGTATTTGGATTCTTCACCTTAATTGTATGAGTAAGTTTTGGCATAGTTGCAAAAAACTTTTCAATTTCTTTGAACTGATTAGAATTTAAATCATCCATCCAAGTAAGTAATTCTTTCTTGGTACAATCAGATGTAGACCAACAATCATCTTCATTAAAGATCATATCAATACATGAAGAAATAATCTCAAATGATTGAGTCAATGATTCACCTTCTTCATCAAAGTTAAAATTAGTAGAAACAAATTGATCCAAAGACGGATACTTCATACGAAGTGTTAATGTATCATCTAATTTAATATCAGGTGTATGGTCACTATCCTTAATAACACCAATCTCATCAATATAAACTTTAACTGGAACCGTAGTCTCCCCATCATCTGGGCAAGTAATAATTAAATCTACTGCTTCACCTACAGACTTACCTCTGATATTCAAAAACAAATATTCAATATCAAATGTAGGAAGAGATTCAACTTTGATTCCTCTAGTTTGAATGCAATCTTTCAGTGTTTTCTTAATTGCATTTGCAATCTGAGTAGAATCTTCGCTTTCTAATGCAAGAATAAGAACTTTTTCTTCTCTAACTAAGAAAGGACGATACTTAATCTTCTTTCCTGTTGATGGTAATTCCAACTCATATGTCGGGGTAGAAATCTTTGGTAAAGGCATAATATCCTATAGATGTTTCAGTAAAATTATTTATCAGGTATACTCAACAGTTACTTTTTCTTTGGGTTCTGTTTACATACAGTGTATCTAGAGTAACTAAAATTGACAGTGACTTTTGTTAGCGTGCTTCCATCATATGAAAATGGAATAGCAGCAATGTTCATTGGGAAGGCATCAATGAAATCATATTTTAGAAGGGGTTGCTCAAGTAGTTTCTTTTCCTTGTTATCTTTATTTGGATTTCTCCAAAACCCTCTTTCAAATTTAAGAATAGAAATACGAGTTTTATATTGATTGGGATATCTAAACCTAAAGAAGCTATTACTTTCATTAAATCCTTCTTGCCCATCTTCATCACCAAAATATTGATCTGACCCTCTACTCAATGGGTCAACCCAATTCAACCACTCCTCAAAGAGACGAATAGTATTATACTCTCTATCAACATAAAATGATAAATCAAAGTCAGCATAAATTCTACGAATTGGAAATCTTTCAATGATTCCTTGACGACTACCACTCTCTTCTGACATATCAAAAGATGAACCTGGTAAGGATGCTTCCGAACATAAGAAATCATATGTTTCTTCTGTGGATTTGGATTGTCTAAACAATCCACAATCAGTAAGATATCGATTCAACTCACCAATACCACTTTGTCGAATAGCAGAACGTCCAAGATTCAATGATACCATAAATTGAGATGTCTGCGACAATGCACCGAATGTGTCCTGGACATCATTCATTCTCTTATACAACATCTCAGGCGAATATGTTGCCATCTAAATACTTTGAAACTACTTATATACTATGTATGTCGTATAAGGGAAGGTATCTCCCGTCTTATCCGAAGAAATATAATGGGAATGCTAAGAATATAGTCTATCGTTCCTTGTGGGAGCGAGGTTTTATGAAGTATTGCGACCTTACCGAGTCAGTGAAGGAATGGCAGTCAGAAGAATTTTTCATTCCATATGTTTCGCCTGTAGATAAAAGAGTTCATCGTTACTTCCCAGACTTCTTTATCAAGTATGTGGATAAGACCGGTAAGTTAAGACAGATGGTTATTGAAATAAAACCAAAGAAGCAAGTAGCACAACCAAATATGAATCCCAAAAGGAGAACTAAGGCATGGCAGAACTCCATAGTAACTTGGGCAGTTAATCAAGCAAAGTGGAAAGCAGCACGAGAGTTCTGTGCTGACCGCAAGTTTGAATTCAAGATTATGACTGAAGACGATCTAGGAATCAAGTAATGGTAAGACGACGTGCTAAACGAAGACGCGCAGGCGGTCCTTCTTATGAAGAAGTAAAAGCACAGATAGATGCGAGAGAAGAGGCATCTAAAACTATTGGTCGAAGAATCATGGACCGAGCAGGTCAAGGTGAAGATCCTGACTGGTATGCAAATGAACTGTTCACTGAACTCCAAGAGTATGGCACATCACCTACAATAGGTGCTCTCTGTTTCTTCAGTTACAATGCAGCATATCCTGCTAAGTATCCTTTCTATGATAGAAGACCCCTTGCATATATTGTTGACATTAATGAAAATAGAATACTTGGCGCTAACTTGCATTACTTAAATCCTTCACTCAGAGGACAACTTGCTGCTTCCTTGATAAATAAGAAACAAGTAGACTTTTCAATAGGTTACTCTAAACTTATACACAGTTACTTTCCTGGTAACATGGGTGATTTATATGCTATTCCAGTTGATGGAAATGAATGGAATGATGTTGCAAAACTAGTGACTGAAAGTTTTGTGAACAAGTCAGGAACATATGTCGAACCTCAAACCGCTTGGGATAGTATTTAAATGGCAGTAAGAACGGATGCAAATGTATTATCCTTTAATCCACTCGATCCTGGTGCAGGCAATACTTTAATCACTAAAGGAACCAGTAGTCTTAAGACTATGAAAGTCACTATCAATGGTGAGCAATATTTTGTACAGACTCGTTATGATCAAGGTGATGGAACTACAGCAGCAGTAGCTGTAGCACAAACTGAAACTGTGACTAAATCTGGGACGGGGAGAAAAAGTAGAACCACAGTCAGAAAGACAGATACTCCATGGGTAATATTTACAGTAAATTCAAAGGGTGAAACTACATTTGGTGGAGAGGGTAGAACTGATAACCCCGACACACTTGGTGATATTGGTCCTATGCATATTACATCTGAAGAGACTGCAAAAGCAATTGCAGCAACTTTTGAGATTGATGGTGCACCTGCTACTCTAGCAGAAGGAGTATCTGAACATAATACCAGAGCAAAAGTATTACAGAAAAAGTCTACCCGAATATTTCATACTAAAGATGAAAGCAGGGTAGTACAAGGTGTAGCAGTAAAAGAAGCAGTAATAGAAGAAACAACTCCTGTTCCTCCAGTGAATATTAACGAATCTCCCAATGTTGACACAGATAATGGTGAAGAACCATCGAATAATGACGTGAATGCCGATTCGATTACTGATGCAGAAGGAAATACATTAGCAACAATTGGAGATAAAAGCAAAGATGTACTCCAATTAATTCAAGAAAAACTTGGACAAGCAAATGCCTTAATTAAAATATCACCAGAAGATCGTGCAGCATTTGAAAAATTATTTGAAGAAGGTGGTGGAGATACAATCGTTGGTGGTAATTATCCAATCGATAATACCTATGGGGAATTTTTCGGGCAAGATTATGTCACCATTGACCAGTTCATATATCAACCACCGAGGAGAGATCAAATATTTGGGGAAAATGCACTACAAAATATAACAAGTGGGAATCAAAGAGTCACACCATTGAAAAAGTTTGTAGCAATGGTCAAGTTACCAATGCCCAATACTATTACAGATGCAAATGCTGTTGCTTGGGGTGATGATGTAATGAATAATCTTTCTGCAGCAATTACTGCTGGTACTATGAATAACCCAGTAGCAGTTGGTGCTGGTGGTTTTCTTGGTAGTCTGATTGGTCAGGGTCAGTTAGGAGCACTAGCAGCACTAGCAATCGCAGAGAATAAGAGTAGTATAGAGGATATAAAAAACTTTAACTTTGCAGGTGCTTTTGGTAGTGGTGCTAGTGGTGCTTTGATGGGTAAAGCTAGTTTGGGTGCTGCAATCTTGGGGATAGCAGGTTCTAATGTCTCGGCAGATGATATATTACAAAGAGGTGTTGGGGTTGTTCCAAATTCAAATATGGAACTTATGTTTAATGCTCCAGCACTGAGGGATTTTAATTTTAGTTGGAAGATGAGTCCAAGAGATGAAAAGGAAGCATTAGAAGTAAAGAAAATTATTCGTTTCTTTAAGCAGGGAATGGCTGCAAAAACAATGACGAACCAGGCAGGACAAAGAAGTCTATTCCTAGGAACACCAAATGTTTTTAGACTTCAATATCGAACTGCAAAAGGAGAAATTATTGAAGGTGTAAATAGAATTAAACCCTGTGCTGTTGTTGGAACATCGGTGAACTATACACCTGATGGGGCATGGGCATCGTATGATGGTGGTCAACCTGTCAGTACTATCCTATCAATCAATATGAAAGAACTTGAAGCAGTATATGCTTCTGATTATAGTGAGAAACAGATTCTTTCAGAAAGACGATCCAAAGATATTACTGATGGGACAATGGGAGAGGATGGTGATCTTTATTCAATTAGTCCAAACGAGGTAGGTTACTAATGTCTTATTTCAGAGAGTTACCAAATATATCTGCTCTATCTTTACTGCCAGGAAGAGCACGAGATGATGAAAGAGTTTTAATCAAAAACTTTTTCAAGAGACCAAAACTTAGAAGCGATATTGATATTGCAATTACTGCCTTTGATTTTAAGGTTATTAAAGATGGGCAGAGACCTGATAACATTGCAGAAATTATGTATCAAGATCCAGAATTGGATTGGGTAGTTCTGATTACTAATAATATTACAAATATAAGGGACCAATGGCCACTGTCTAACAATAATCTTCATAATTATATGCTAGATAAGTATGGTTCTGAACAGGCACTTCAGGAAGTCCACCATTATGAAACATTTGAAATTAAAGATGAATATAATAGAACAGTTTTAGAATCTGGTCTTGAAGTAGATGAAGATTTTTCATTCACATTCACAACAGTTAATGGTAACCTTGTAACGAAATCAAATGCAGCAGGTCCAGTTACAAATTATACTTATGAAAGTACAAGAAATGATGCGAAAAGAATCATTCGTGTATTGAAACCAAAATTCGTTGGTAGTTTTATCAGTGATATGAAAAAGATGATGAAGTATGAAACATCTTCCCAATATATCAATAGAACTACTAAGGCAGCGTTTAACACCAGAAAATTTGGGTTATAAAAAAACCCTCCTTTCGGAGGGTGTAAAGGTCAGGAGTTGACCAGTTTAGCAAAGTAGTTGAGGGAGTCGTCTTCATCTTCCGTGTTGCTACTGAGAGTGGTGTCGGGGTCATTAAATGACTTACTGCGACCTTCACTCAAGTCCTCATAGGAAGCACCAGCGGCACTAGGTTCAGAGTAGTCACCACGACGCTCACGTTCCCATTGTGCTTCTTCTTCCTGAGTCTCAGGGTCTTGCATCTTAGGAGTACCCTTGTTACCAAGAGTATAATCAAGACGCTTCTGAAGTGCATCATATGCCTTGAAGTTCTTAGGGTCAAGGAACTCATTCAGGTCATAGAGATTGTTGTAGATTTTCTCTAGTTTATCATCGTCATCGAACAATGCGCTAGGGTTAGCAAACTCACTGCTATCATAGTTCTGATAACCAGCAACACGGCGAATCTTCAGTTTGAAGTTTGCACCCTGCCAGAAATCAAAAGGATTGATAGGTTCTTCGTCAGCAAACTCAGGCTTCATTGCTTCCATGATTTTATCATGGATCTTCTTACCATACTTGTAAAGGAAAACTTTACCGTCGTTATCGGGATTAGAAGGATCACTTACAACAAGAATGTTGCTATAGTATGAGAGTTTACGCTTTTGCTTACGTGCTTGCTCTTTACCAGCATCAGTGCCGTTGTTCCAAAGGGTAGAATTATATTCACATACAGGACATTTCTGCTCTTTAGTGGTTAGACATTGGTCAATCAACCAACCACCAGGACCTTGGAATGCATGGGTATAGACTCGTGCCCAAGGAAGTTCATTTCCATCTGCTTCAGGGAGGAAACGAATAACTGCAAAACCATTACCAGTCTTATCAACTGATGGTTTCCAGATACGCTCGTCAGCACCATTCCCCTTGTCGTTGAGTTTTTCGACAGACTTGATTAGTTTATCAGTAAGGGAACCAGAACGGGACTGCTTTTTGAGATTTTGAAAAGACATAGGATTGATTAGGATAAATTAGGATGTGTTGGATGTGGACAGGTCTATTATAAGGCATGTGCCTTCAGATGTCAAGTGTGTGCTCTAGATTTGCGATAGTTTTGTCGAGTTGCTCAAAGAACTTTTCCATGCCGTCACTCTCGGTATATCCGAACATCTTTGCTGCTTCAATTACCTTCTCCTTAATCACTAAGGCGTCAGGGTCATCAGACAGTGAGACACGAAAGAAGAACAGTTTCTGTTTCTCAAGGAATGTCTTAAGTCGCGCCAAGTGATCTCTTCTTTCTTCAACACTATACTCTGCAAGATGCATTAGATCAATAGTGAGTTCTTGTTGCAGTTGCTCAAGCTCCATGACTGTACCACGGACTTGATCTGAGTCAAAAAATCTCATACTACCTGCTCTTTAAGAATCGACTTGAATTTGTTCACATCAATATTTAGGAATGGTTTATACTTTTTAATTTTGAGACTGACGGTATTCCACACCGGGTCTTCGAGTTTTTTATCAAAGTTCTTCACATATTCTAGGATAATATCTAATATTACCATGGTCTCAATAGACAAAGCACCCTGCAGATATTTCTTCAATACCTCAGGGTGTGACTGTCCCTTGATAGAGAACAGTTGTTGAAAGTTTTCTTTGTTGACGAAGACTTCTACTTCTGTCTTGAACATATAGGTTAAAGTTTGTGACCTTTTCATCCAAGATTTATAATTATCTTCTCCAGAGGAAATAATATCGCCAATCCATAGACGGTCTGGGTCATCACACTCAACAAAGTTTGCTAAAAAGTATTCTTTAATCTCACTATCATCTTTTTTGCGAGACATTCTTTCAAAAAAGTAACGATCTTTACGATTGTTATATGCTTGAACAGATGCCCTAGACTTACCAGAGTATTTGAAGTAACTATAACTCTGCTTTGTAAAATGATTTTTGAATGCTAGATATGTTTTGTATACATCAATCGGTGTCATCATCAATTCGTTCAAAATCTTCAATTTCGTCTGCAGTAACTTCGTGTTCATTATTGATTAGATACCAATGATGGCCAGAACGTTTACCAAGATACTGTAATTCTTCATCGATCCATGAGTTTTCACGCATTGCTGCTTGAATTTTATAATGAATCAATTCACCTCTAGAAATCATAATGGAAGTTTTGCTCGTGTAGTTTTTTTCAAAAAGTTAAGTTGAGTAGCGTCACATTTAAGTTTTTCTTTCAATGGTTTTGAAATTAATTTACCAACAGATTCCATTTCGATCTTGTTCTCTTCACAAAACGTGAGGATAGCATCGATGTAATTGAACTTGTAAGTCTTGACTAGACTCTCAACCTCTTGTGCAAACTTTGCTGGACACAGAAACTTTTCCTTGATGAGTTCATCAACTTGATTCTCCATATTCTCCTGTTTTATATTCGACGAACTTTTTGATGTACTCTGTGAGAAGTTTAATATAGTGACCCTTGTTTGTTTTTTCGTAGACAAAGCTTTCTCCATTTTCTGCAACCATAATAGTAATTAATTTTTTAACTGGGATACCAGTCATTTCAAAATACATGCAAGCATAAGCAGTCTCTTGCACGAAATAATTTTCAATCCATTTTTCGGGTTTGATCTTGGCCGAGGTCTTAAAGTCGATGACTGCAAGTTCTCCGTCGTACTCTGCTATGCAGTCTACTCTACCTGCAAGACCAAGATAATCACTATACAGCGATTGTTCTATAACATGTATGTTATTTATACGGTCAAGATTCTTTTTCGCTGAGAGTAGAAGAAACTTTGTAGAAGGAAGCATATCAATGTCCTTGATGGGAACATTCTTGATGTATTGTTCTACAGCGTCATGGAACTTTGTCCCACGAAATGTAGATTCCCTAAGGACTTTATTTGCTTCTTCTTCACCGACTCTCTTTCGCCATTTGACAAAAACTTCACGGTTATAGAAACTCGTTACAGAAGTGATGGATGGATACATCTTTCCTGATGGAACTTCGTAAAAACGAGTTCCATCAATCATGGTTGCTTCTAAATCAGTTTCGCCTTTTAAATTATCTAGATGGACAAACATTAAATACCGAGTGCAATTTTAGTCATGATGTAGTTACGAACAAATCCAGATCTAACAATATCATTGACATCATACTCTACACAAGTAAAGTCATCAGTCATTGCTTGGATGATCTTCATGAAATCAAGAATTCCATTACGCTCGTTGGTCTTCACAAGGTCAGACTGTGCTGCGTCTCCACAGAAAACAATCTTACAATTTTCACCAACTCTTGTTATTATACTATCAAGTTCATGAAAATTCAAGTTCTGCATTTCGTCAACGATGATAATACAATTATCCATTGTAGTTCCACGAATGAATGAGGTAGACCAGAAGCGAATAGTCTCCTGTGCTTTGAGTGCTCCATAAAGCATCTCAAATTCATTCTCATTCTGCATCTCAAACATATACTTCACCATATTCTTATATGGAATTTGGTATAGTGCTGCCTTATCTTCATGGTCTCCAGGAAGAAATCCAATCTCACGAGTAGAAACAAGAGAACGAACCACATACACCTTTTCATAAGGTGTGAATTGATCTAATACGTCTTTAAGTGCAAGGTATAGTGCAACAAAAGTTTTGCCTGTACCTGCTGCACCATAAGCAAACATATTTTTGCCTGCATTATATGCCTCAAAGAACTTTTCTTGGTTATCTGTTAATGGTTTGATGTCAACCATTAAATCAGAATTGATTGGATGCTTTCTCTTCAGTTGTCTTGAACTCATACTGCCGACTCCAACACTGGAACCGCCTTTTCTCTTTTTAGCTGGCATACTTAGATTTTTTGAATGTTAGCACCTGGGACTGATTTTACCTTGGATAGAACATCGTTCCATCCAGGATTCTTCTTACGAAGTTTATCCTTCCATTCACCGACTTCACCTGAAGCAGGACAAGTAGATGGATCACTCCAGTCCCTATGCCAGTCAGGATTATCGTTACACCACTGAGACCATTCAGTGACACTCATTACGATTTCTTTTTGCTCACCAGTCTCTTTATGGACTATTGGATATGTTGCCATGGTTACAAAACTCAATGAATTATTTAGACCCATTCAAGGGCTTCAGCAATGATAGAAAGGTTGTTGTGTATTTTTTTGATATGCTCTGCAAAATGTTTTACATCCATATCTAACTTCATACTATTACATATTCTACAGCAAGGAACGCAGTTCTCTTTGGTATAACCAAGAGTATTATCTACTCTATCAACACCTGTATAGTAGAAATCGCCACTGGTTTTTCCTCCTCCCTTTACTCTATTCTGACCTTGACTTCCACAATAAAGACAAGGAGCAGTTGCTATACCACAAAACTCATCTTTTGTCAAGTCAAATGTGTGGTTTCTTTTCTCCGCACATTTAGAGTATTGATAGTATAAGTTATTTTTTGCAGCCTCACCAGGAGCAAGTTGCCAAGACCTGGTGTATGCTCCACCATTATGTTTCCAAGTAGAGGATATTTTTTGGTTACATCCACAGGAGTATCTCCTCTTTATGTTGAAACTATACATCTCCTTTACATTATCACATAAAGAACACCTCACAACTCCTCTGGTGTGTCGTCCTGATTTAGTTGCAGGTATTACTTCCAGTATAGTAAAGTTTCCTACAACATCTCCAACATTGATAGAAGATTTTCTTCCCATAGTAGTAATGTATCCAACTACTTATATTTATATTATATCATATCAACCACTCATTATCAATACCTCCAAGTGCTTCTGCTGTTATGGGAAACTCTTTACAAAATATCTCCTTACAAGATTTTGCAATTTCCATATGCTCTTTCTGTGTTCCATTCTTCTCTCTCAGAGCAATGTAAGTAATCCAACTCCGCAGACTGCCAGTCATGTAGATTCTGGTGGGAGTACAGAGGGGAAGCACATTTCTTGCACATTCCTTTGCCACACCACGCTCAAGCATCTGCTGATATAATGCCATAGAAGAATCAAACAGAGTCTGCATTTGCAGTTCCATGTTCTGAATTATAAAAGGATCAAGGTCATCAATCGAGTTCTGACGATTCTTTGTATCCTGACGGCGAAGTTCAGGCAAAGGAATCTTATCACCAAGCAGAGATGAATCTGCATACCGTTGTGAAAATTCTTGATATGTGAAACTTCTATGACGCAATATCTGAGCCGCAATAGCACGGGTAGTCTCAATCTCTAAGGTCATAGTGGATTGTTCAAACACAGACCAGTGGTTGTGCTTGATACAGTAACGTAAAAGACCAGCGTACTTATCGTTCTCCTGGTTACTGGGGTTGGAAACTCTAGCGATATACGCCATAGTCTTTTCTGCGTCAGGAGTAACGCTTACTAGTTGTGCTCTCATAACATTTGCAATAATCTATGTTCTTTGTGATGATTTCTTGTGCCCTTATATGTTTTGTGTAGAGTTTGTTTGTTTAAATCATTCTCTAAACAAAATGTCGTAAGGTTTTTCACCTCTATTATATCACCAGAAGGGATTTTAATCAACCACCTTTTAGAGTTGTCTGGCATTTTATAAACCCCATTCTTAATGGCGTCTTCAACATTTTCTTTTATTGTTCCCCATTTTAGATTAGATAAAGAGTTATTATCTTTATTGTCGTCAAGATGTCTAACTACTTCGTGGTTCTTTGGGTTTGGAATAAATGCCATAGCAAGAAGTTGATGTAGTCCTTTCTGCCTTCTTTTTCCTTTTAAATCATACAAAGAAAAAGCATAGTATCCCCTTTTGTTTTTATGCCCGTTAATATATCTTTTAAGTTTAATCGAATAAACTTTTCCATCTGGGTATATTTTATAATGAGGATACTCATCTAGTATTCTACAATCCATCTCCATCATCGTCATTGATTAGTAGGTATGGATTATTTATACTTTTAGTCACGCCATCATCATCGTCTTCAAAAATCTCATCGTAGTCGCCTACAATTGTAGTATTTCTCTCATATGTATATGCTTCTATATCCGAGTAAACCTCAGACTCCAAAGCATCGACAAGAGATTTTAAATTACGTACAATGAGTTTTAGTTTTTGTTTGTCCATAAACTCAATTACAGTATCCATACATTCTACACAAAAAAAGCGTGTCTGTCAAGACACGCTGCG